ATGGCTAGGCAAACGAATGTGCTCGACGACATGCAGCTGCGGCGCTGGATCGCGGCCGGGAAGCCGGTCGCAAAGTCCGATGGTGACGGGCTGACTTTCACTCTTTCGACTGGCGGCACCGCCGCGTGGATTCTGCGTTACCGGCTGGCCGGCGGTCGCCGGCGCGAGTTGACGCTCGGCAACTACCCCGACCTGTCGCTCGCGGCCGCTCGCAAGGCGGCCCGTGCGCACCGCGTCGCGATCGACAACGGCGCCGACCCGGCCGCAGCAAAGAAGACCGAGCGCGCGGCGTCGGCCGCTGCCTGGACCGTGAACGATCTCGTCGCCGACTTCCGCACGAAGCGGTTCGCACAGGACATCGAGAAACCGCTTTCGGCCAGCACAATCTATTACCGCACATGGGATCTCGACAACGTCGTCGGCCCGAAGCTCGGTTCGCTGGAAGTGCGCCGCGTGACGCCGGCCGACATCGTGCAGGCCGTCGAGGATGCCGGCCGCGGCTGGACAATGTCGAAGCGGATCCTCACGACCATGACGCAGGTGTTCGACCACGCGTGCGGCCGCAAGATCATCGCTGCGAACCCATGCGCCGGCGTGAAGCTGACGGCGATCATGGGCGCCCGCCCGAAGGTCAAACCGCGCGTGATGCTGGCCGTCGACGAGCTCGCGCGGATGCTGCCCGGCATTGACGACACGATCGGCCGCGCCAACGGCTTGATGCTGCGCGTGCTGCTCGCGACGTGCGTGCGCACGAACGAACTCGTCAAGGCCCGCAAGGAATTCATCGACCTGCAGCGCGGCACGTGGTTCGTCGCCGACGAGACGGTCAAGACCCGCAACGGGTTCCTCGTGCCGCTCGTGCCGCTCGTCGCGTCGTGGATCGAGGAACTGATCGCGCTATCCGGCGATTCGCCGTGGCTGCTGCCGGCGCGCGGTCAACAACGTATCAACCGGCTCGGCGAGACGCACGTCGGGAATACGACGCTATGGGCGGCGATCGACCGTGCCTTCCTGCGCGGTGGCCTCGAAGTCCGGCGCTTCACGCCGCACGATACCCGCAGCACGGCCAAGGGCCACATGATGAACATGGGCATCCCGAAAGAGATCACCGAGATCGCGCTGAACCACAAGCTCAAAGGGATGGAGGGAATCTACGACGTGCGTCAGGAAATTCCCGAGCGGCGCGCGGCGCTGGAAAAGTGGGCCGAGTTTGTCGGTGCGTGCGCGGACGGTCGCGAAGCCGACATCATCCCGATCCGGCCGCCCCTCGGCGTGGCCGCTTGACGCAAAGCAAACAGACGCAAATACTGTGTTTTTATACAGTATTTGCGACGTGCATAAACCCGGCTCCGGCCTATTCATCGAGACGATCAACCACCCATGCTGGACGTGCGAGCACTGGTCCGGTGTGGCGTTCTGCGGCGGTGCGCATGCGATATGCATGCACCCCGGCAACGTCGACGGTGTTGTGACGCGGCCGCGCTTAGGGTGCGCATTTTGGGAACTGGCGATCGGCCTGGACGAACTCGACGATGAAACGTGCGACCGGCTCGCACATCAGTTCGCGCGGCCGACGCGCTATACGGCGGTGAGCTGAGCCGTTGCAGTAATATGGCGCCATCCCATTGCCGCCGGCAGCCCACATGCGCACGTTCGCTTTCCAACTTGGGGCGCTTTTACTTTACGGCTTGGTGCTCGCTGCGTCGGTTTGGCTTGGTGTCAGGGTAAGCAACGCGACTGGCCGAGGATGGCTCGGTATTCTTTCCGGCGCTATGGCGTTCTGTGCGGCCGGAACGTTGCTCGCGCTGCAAGGCTTGCCTGCGCCGGGCGGTTACGGTCTCGACTGACGGCCAACCGTCAGCGCGTCGTAGTCGCGCTCGCACTGCTTGCCGGCGATGCCCCGGTCGTCAGCGATCTTTGCCAGCTCGCCCGCGCGCTCGTCAGCCCGGCCGAGCACGTCGGCAAGCAGATCGAGGGCGTCGCCGGTTGCCGGGCTTCCGGCGGCAACGGCGGAATGGCGGGCAGCTGCGACGAGCTGATCGACGCGCTGCTGCAGGCTGCCAGCGGCAGCACGAGCAGCGAAAGCATCAGCCAGTGCCGCGGTGCGTTGTTGGTTCGCATCGTTTGCGATCTCCGTTTGAGCCGCAGTGCGGCGTTGTTCTTCGGCGCGCGCGGCTTTCAGGTCGCGGATCTGTTTCGCCTGGTCGGCAACGGTCGCGGACTGGTCGGCATCGTGATGGCCCTTGAAGTAACCGGCGCCGGCCGTGATAGCGAGCGAGACGATGAAGGCCAGCCAGACGCGCGGGTCGAGGATCGTCATGCCGCAATCTCCCCACCGGCAGCCTGGTACGCAGCGAGCAGCCGCTCGATGTCGTTTTCACGCTGCCCGTAACCGGCACCCGGCAGACTGGCCCATACGTTCGACACCTTCGCGACCGCCTCGCGGAATCGCCCTGCGTCGATCAGCGGCAGCGCGCCATGCTCGCGAAGCTGCTGCAGCGCGTACCGATCCTGCGAGATGGGCCCGAAGTCGGGCAGCTTCATCTGCGCCTGATAAATGCGCCACCAGCGATACAGGATCTGGTAGCGGCCGGCGGCCGTCGACGGCACCGGGATCTGCCGGTTGAGCATGTTCGGGTGCGCTGCGTAGCTCGAGAACAGCAGCGGGCGCGCCGGCGTCGCGCCGACCAGCACGTTATAGCCGTCGTCCGATTTCGCAAGCAGCGCGGCGCCGATCTCGCTCGCGGCGATCGTGTCGAGGAAAGCGACGCGGTTCTTGCCGCCCGCCGATGCGATGTCAATGCGCGCCATTGTGCTTGTGCTCCTTCTTCCACCAGTAAGCCTTGCGCCCCATCACCCATAGCGACACGATCGCCATGCCGACCATCATCAGCGTCTCGGGCAGGTCGATCGCCGACAGCATGCGAATCGGCTTCAGGACGTTGACGGCCGAGGCGATGCCGATAATCGAGAAGCCGACGGTGCCCCACCAGCCCGTAGCAATCGCGTCAGTAACCGCGATCCACACGCAGAAGCCGAGCACGACGAGGTTTGCGAAAACGAAGATCGTGACCATCACTGCCCTCCAAGGAAGCGTCGTTTCAAAGCCCCGATGAAGTCTGCGTTGTTGATTTCTTTGAACAGCTCTTTCGTGATAGCCAGCCCGAACAGGCCGATCAGGAAGCCGATCGCCTGCTGCGCGCCGCTGTCCGTGATCGCGAACCACGTGACGATCAGTGGCCCGACGAAGTACGAGAACGTGGCGCCTGCGACGAACGACACGGCCTTCTGACGGCCCGTCAGTCCGTCACCGATGAAGCGCAGCGCGATCAGCGATCCGATGGCGCCGGGGACGATTTTGACGAGCAAAGCACCGGCCGCCGCGAGCACGCTGGTTGTGGGTTCAGCCATTCGATTCCCCTGTGGTTACGCGGCCTTGGACTCGAGCGCGGTAACGCGATCCGCCAACGCGAGTTGAGCGGCAAGCATCCCGGCAAGCATGAAGAACAGCAGTTCGTTGTCGCGGAACGAATACAGGTCTCCGGCTTCGCGAGCGGGCACCGCCACCGCGCCATCTTCATCAAGCACGGCATCGATTGCGTCCCACTTGTCGTAACAGATGAACGAGTAGCGCATCGGATCGAGTCCGTGCGCCTGCATGATCTCGATGGCGCGTTGCACCGTCATGCCGACGTGCAGGCGCGCGCCATCGGTCCCCTTCTCAGTGATCATCGCAAGGAACTGGTAGGCGCCGATCTCAGCGACGAGTGCTTGTGCTGCCGCAATCTCGTTCGCGTTGAGCGAGCGCACTGCGGATTTCAGTCGAGCATCCGACGTGTTGATCGCGCCTGTACCGGCGAAAAATTCCTTCCACCGGAGGGCCGCCGTCCCGTTATTGCGCGCATTGTCCGTTGTGGGTGAAATCGCCCCGGAGAATGTCGTCGTGGCCGCGTTGATTGCGATCGCCCCGCCGTTGTTGGCGTTTCCCGCCGTATCGCCGCCACTATGGACGATCGACGAATCTGCCGATGCGGTGCTGGTCGACGTGTGATAGCGGTTCGTGTACGTCGAACTCGGGTTTCGAAGCATGCTCGTAATGGCGTCGTAGCCCCACGTGGAACCCGTAGCAGGATCGTAGCGAGAGACCTGACTCCACCATTCCTGCTTGTACGTCGGACTTCCGTATGCATCGCGAAAATCGCCCAGTACGATACCGCTCGTCGGACCGATGATCCCCGTGCCCGCACTGTCGCGTTGAAGGTTCGATACCCACACATTGCCGGCCGCCGGGCCGGCCGCAAACGGAACCGGGTCGAGCAGATAGCGCATGTTCGCCTGACCGCACGCGACCACGTGGTTATCGCCCTTCCCGACGCGGAATCCGATTTTCATCGTCGCCGTCGACGTGTAGGACTGGTCCGAGCGGACGTAGCAGTTCGAGATCGCGCTGTTCGTGCAATACGCCTCGATGCCGATAAACCCGTCTGGCTTCGCGTCAGGTGTCGTCTTTTCCAGCACGAACACATTGGTGAACATGTTGTACGCGCGCTGGTAAGTCGTGCCGGTATCCTGCATCTGGATACCCCGGAAATGCACCTTGAAGTGGGTATCCGAAATGACGTGGTTGTTCGCAGGATTGGTGTAATCGCTGAATACCGCGCCATAGCCGCAATCAACGTGCGTGCCGCCGGTCATGACCAGACCCTCGCTGCGCCCGCGAATCTGCGTGCAGGTCGACAACGCCTCCATCTTCGGGCGGAACACACGAAGCCCGGTCAGGTCGTTTGCGACGATCCCCTTCGCACCTGTTTGCGAGTTATAGAACTCGTTCAGGAACGAGCCGTAGATGATCGCATCGTCGATGTGGCAATCGAACAGGTTGTACTCGGACCCGAGTTCGCCGAGCTCGTAGTGGATCGCCCATTCTTCCGGATACAACGGCGCCTGGTTGTCGCCACGCCAAATCGATTCTGAGCAGGTCTGTACGCGAATCGACTGAAACGTGCGCGAGTAACCCCGCGTCGTGAGCCACGGCTTGACCTTGACAGCAGAGAACCCGCTCGCGAAGGTCGCCGTCGTCGTCAGTGCAATGTCCTCGAGAATGGGAAATACCGGCACGCCGGGCTGACCCGACAAATCGAATACAAGACCGTTCACGCCGTCGAACATGATCCGGCTGCGGGCAAAGCCCTGCCCGACCAGACGCAGCCCGTTCTTCAGATCCTGAAGCGCGCCCGTCACTCGGTAGCATCCGACGACCTTCGCACTGCCGCCCCAGCTATTCAGGCCGTTGACGTACTCGATGAGGTCATTGAGCGGCCCCGTCTGATCGTCGTTCTCGTCGCCGGTCAGACCGAACTTCGTTTTCAGGTCGACCGTTTCATCGAGGGCTTTCTTGACGAGGATGCCAAACGTCGGATTCTCAGCCGGGAAGTACGTGACGTAACCGCCACCCGGCTCGATGCCCTTGACCAGCGTTTCAGCATAAGTTCGGACGGCCTTGTCGCCTGCATCGGCATACGACTTGACGGACCGCATGTTCGCGGCATCCGTATCGGCGATCGGATCGCCAAGGTTCGCGATGCGGTTGTTGTTCGCACGGTACGCGCCGAAGCCGTTAATGTCGTACTTTCCAAGCAGCAACGCCCGCGACAGGCCCGGCACGCCGCCCCCGAAAATTGCCCAAATTTGCTGACAAATCATCGTCAGCTTGTCGAGCGCCTTCTCCGTGGTCTTCGCCGGGAACGGGTCGTTCTGCTGGTATTCGCGTTGCTGTGTGATCGCGACTTGCCGCTCGATGACGAGCTGATACCCGGTCGGGGGTGCCACGAACATCGTGAGCGTACCGCCGCCCGGCAGGCCCGCGCCGCTCAAAAAGAAGTCCGTACCGAACACAAGGTCCGTACCGGCCCCGTCCTTCGCGAGCGAAGCTTCGATATCCTCGTTCAGCAGAAAGTAGAACGGGATCGGAAAATCGGTAGTGGAGCCGTCACCGTTGTATGTGACGCTTTGGGTCGACGAGTTGACGGTCATGACGCAGCCCTGTTAGAGACTGTGCCATGCTGACGCTCGGCCATCGCGGAATCTTGCGTCTTTCCGTCTATGCTAGGATCGCCGGAAACACGAAACGGGGGTCACAATGAAGAAGATAGCCTGCGCTGTGGCGGCACTGTTGGTTGCGAATTTGGCGGTCGCGGCCGACTGGCGCCCCATTGACGGGGTGTGGGCGAAGGGCGCTACCTTCTCAATCGACCAAGCGACGGTCGACCGGACCGGCAAGCTCACGAAGGTATGGGTTAAGGCGTCGTTCGATGCTCCACAGCGCTACCGCTCCGGAAGCGAGTCGCACATCTACCAGTCCGCGATTTCGCAATACGTTTTCGATTGCCGGACCCGGCAAGCCGCGATCGTTCAGTCGGTGACGTACGACAAAGCCGACGGCGATGGCGTGCCTGTCGACTCAACGAAATACCCGAACCCCATCGCCAACCTGGCCGAAGTCGTGCCCGGCTCCATCGGCGCCGGGCTCCTGCAGGCTGTCTGTCGCCCCGCTTAACCGAACGCCGCTGCGAGGTTCGGTGCACGCTGCGGCGCGCCAGTGCCGGGCGACCAGTAGTAGTCGTTGTGGTACTGGTTGCGCGACCGGTTCATGTTCCGCTGCGTGACGCCCGGCGAAAGATTCTCGGCGAGGTTGTCCCAAATAAGGCGGTTCCACACCGTTTTCCAAAACCACAGGTTGATGAGTGGCGTGTTCGACTGCGCGATCTTCAGCAGATCGGCGCCAACGTGCGTGTCCTTGCCCTGCGCTGCGTCCTGCACGTTCGACGAGATCGCGCGCAGTGGCTGGAACATCGTCGACAGCAGCGGGCCGCCGACCGCGCTACCGAGCAATGAGCCGTAGTCGGCCGATTCGAACGCGGCGACGAGCATGTCACCCACGAAGCCGGCGCCCCCACCCACCGAGAAAGCACGTGTCCAGAATCCGCCTGCGTGCTTCACGTCGTCGAACACCGGCTCGGGATCCTTGCCGGCGAGCAGGTTCTTCGCCTGCGTCGAGATCGCACCGATCAGCGTCGTGCTGACGACGAGCGCCGCCGCGTATGCCATCGGGTTTGCGAGTGCGGGCGCGCCGTCGACGCGGAAGTCACCCGAGCGCCGCATGTCGCCGATGCGCCCCCAGTGCCGCGAGATCATCGCCATCGGGAAGGACTTGAACTGCATAAATGACTTCTTCAGCTCGCCCGTGACGGTGCCTGGCGTGGCCGACGCGATCACCTTCGTGCGCAGATCCGGATTCAGCACGGCGAATTCGCCTTCCTCGCGGATCATGCCGAGCAGCTTCGGCACGATATCAGCCGCGCGCGCGTCACCGGTCGCGTACAGCGCATCGGGCGTCAGGTATTCGGCATCGCCGTACTTGCCCGGCGTTGCCTTGTTCACGATCGCCCAATCGTCGGCCGTCAACCCTGCACGCGTCAGCGCGCGGCGGTCCCATTCGGTCAGGCTGCCCCAATCAGTGCGACCGATCCCCGCGAGCCCGCGCATCATGTGCGACTGGAACGCCGTGCGCAGCGCGTCGGTCCAGCCGGTGACGCCGCCGAACTTCATCGTCGCGGCGGACAGGTTGCGGGCCCACGTCGTCGCAAGGTTGTCGGTGCCCCACCGATTCAGGCCGTGCTCGAGCGATTCGGCGATAAGCCCCTGCGACGACAGCCACGAGCGGAAGTCCTTCGAGCCGGGCGCCATCAGCCGCGCAGCCGTGCCGAGCGTCTTGAAGAACGGCACTTTGTTGTAGCCGGCGGTCACAAACATCGTGCCGACGTCGCCGAGCGCCGCCAGAATCGTGCCCTGCAGCTTCACGGCGCTGACCGTCGTGCGCAGCGTCTCCATCTGGCGCGCGAGCGCCGGATTAACGGGGGTGTTTGTCGCGCCGGTCACGTAGTTCCAGTACGCGCCGACCGACGTCATGCCGCCTTCGAGCGTGCGCATTTCCGTGCCGTCGTGCACGGCCGTCAGCTGCATCTGCGTCTTCATGTTGCGCGTCGGATTCGGGCCGTACCGCTCGACGAGCGCGATGTTCTTCGCCATGCCGCCGACGTGATCGACCAGCGCGTTCAACAGTGAGCCCTCGCCGAACTGGCGGTTGTACTGCATGTGCGCGTCCGCGTCCCGGAAGTGCAGCACGCGGTGCGCAGATCCGGCGTTCGCGCGCGCGGCGTTGCCGGCCGTCTCGCCCGGCACGATCTTGTTGACGCCGCCGTATGCGATGGTGTCCCACACGCCCTGCTTGCGCGGCGCGATGTTGCCGCGCGCGGTGGCGTTCGCACGCTCCCACGCCTCGCGGTCCTCGCCGACCAGCACCTTGCGCAGTTCGACGTCGCTCAGCGGGTTCCCGGCGTCGTCGAGATACCGCGAGCGGTCGAGCAGCGGCATCACAGCATCGGCCCAGGCGTGCCGCTGCGCATCCGACCCGTTGCCGAGCACCTTGCTTTGCGCGTGCCGGATCGGCACGTAGCCATAGTCGAGCTCACCGACGTTGCCGCCGGCACGGTTGAAGCGCTCGCGCATCGCGCCCGTCGTCTTGCCGATCTGCTCGGCGGCCGCCTTCGCGACCTCGTTGCCTGTCGAGCCGTCCGCGCCGCGATACACCTCGCGGATGATGTCGCGTTCCATCGCGGGGTTGTCCACGTCGAACGCGCGCGCGAGGAAGTTCTGCCCGACCTTCATCGCGTCGATCGCGCCCATCGTCTGCCGCATGTAATCCGACTTGATCGCGCCGGCGGTTACGTACGTTTGCTCGATGTCGTGCTTTACGACTGTCTCGCGCGCGCGCTTACGGTGAGCGCTTTCGGGATCGGCATAGAGCGCTTCCTGAATCCGATCGGTCGTCTCGATCTGCTTCGCGATCTGCAACTGCTTGCGGGCCCGGTCGAGATCAGCCTCATGCACGAGCTGCTGCCGCGCCCACTCAGCGCCTGCCGCAACGCGATCGGCCTGCGACATCGCCGACCACGCGGCCGGATCCTGACGCGCGGTCGAGCGCATGCCAGCGCGCACGCGGTTCTCGATTCCGTCGATCTCGGTCTGCGTGAGCTTCCGGCCAGCGGCCGCCTCGACCGCGTTGACGCACTTCTGGTGCATTTAGCCCCCCAAGCTGATGAAGCAGTTCGCGGCGACTTCGAACAGCCCCGCGTCCTGTGTGTTCATGGCGTGTTCGTCATCGATCTGGCGCATCAGGTCCGCGACGGTGCCCGTGCGCTCGCCGGCGGGCGTGTCGATCGTCACTTGCATGTCCGGCCGCAGCGCGGCGGCGTCACGCAAGTTCGCGTCGATCGCACGTGCGCTCGGCGCGCCAGTGTTCGAAGGGGTATTCGCGCGCGGCGCTGCGCCGGCGGGAATCATGTCGGCCGCCTGCAACACCGGTTCCAGCGGCTCGCGGTACGGCACTGGCTCGCGGCGCGTCTGCGCGCGCACGACATCCTCGACGAACCGCGACAGCGGCGTGCGGCGCGTGGCCGGCGCGTCGATTCCGGCGCGCGCGGTGCGCAGATCTGCCAGCTGAGCATCGAGCGCACCGAGCTGCTGGTGCGCTTGCTGTGCGCGTGCGTTTTCCTCGATCGCGCCGCGCAGACGCTGCACCTGCGCCTCGTGGTCGGCGATCGCCGCATCGATCTGCTTTTGCGCCTTTGCGGCCGCGGCCTTGTACTTCATGCCTTGGTCCTGCAGCTGGCGTGTCAGCTCTTTCACGCCGGCGGCGGAATCGTCCGGCCGCGCGGCGGTGAGCTGATCGAGCTCGGCGCGCATCTGCGACACGGCGCCCTGATCAGCGAGGCCCGCAGCTTGCTGCGCGACGTCAGTGCGCTGCGTTTCCGTGTCAGCGATAAGCGAGTCGAGCGCTGTCGCGCGCGCCGAGTCATCACCCGTGACGAACCGCGCGACATCCGGGAACTGTCCGGCATCCATCTGACGCGCGGCGAGTTCGAACGCATCCTGGTGCGCGGTCATCGCGGCGATGTCGCCGGGCGTGCCGAACACGTACGCGTCGTCGACGATCCGCTGGCCGCGCGCGAGCAGTGCCGCGTCGACCTGCTCGGGCGTCACGTGGAACGTCGCCGAATCGATACCACGCGTCGCGAGGTAGTCGTTCACGCGATCGAGATACGCGGCTGTCTCGTTCGCCGGCGGGCGCTCGCCGCGCAGCACTGCGGCCGCCTGCTTCGGGCCGCCGTTGTAGTCGGCGATCATCGCCTGCAGGTTGCCGCCGTACTGCTTCTGCGTGTCGGCCAGATACTTCGCCATGCCGTCGAGCGCCTGCACGGGATCCGTCGGATCGGTCACGCCGTACTTTCGCAGGTTCTCGGGCATCATCTGCGACACGCCGGCGGCGCCCTTCGGCGACACCTGGCGCGAATTCGACTTCTCGCCAGCGTTCTTCAACGCGAGCATAAGGTCCGGCGGTACGCCGGCTGCCTGCGCTGCCTGCACGGCATAGGTGTCGAGCTGCGGCGAGTCGTACGGCAGCGCGCGGCGGGCATCGAGCGCGAGCGACTGCAGCGGCAACCGCAGCGGCTGCCGCCGTCTGCCGCGCGGCGCGCGCCGTTGCCGCGGTATGTGCGCCCGCGAACGCGCCTGCCATCAGCGTCGAGGCGGCGATGTTCACGGGATCGAGCGGGTCGATCTGGTCGGCGAGGTGGTCGTAATCAGCATTGCGCAAGATCGCTTTCTCGATCGTCGCCTGCGCGATCGCGGCGCCCGGGCCGCCGGCCGCGACGAGTCCCGCCGTGCGCGCAACGGTCGAGCCGGCAACCGGCAACACCGCGCCGGCCGCCGTGAGCGCGCCCTCGACCGCACCGACTGCCGTCCGCGTACCGACTTCGACGCCTTGCCGCTTCAGGTCTTCCGCACGCGACATGCCGATCGACGTGCCGCCGACAGCGGCGCCAGCCAGCGGCCCGCCAAGCACGGCAGCCGGTACGATCTGCGTCAGCCCCGACACGACGCCCTGCACGGTCTGATCGATCGTGGTCGCGCGCGTCGGGTCCGGCTTGAACGTATCCGACAGGTCGTACGCCTTCGTGCCGAGCGGCGACTCGAACAGGTGCCCGACGCGCTGCTTCGCGATCGCCGCGTTCACCTGCTTGTCGGCGTCGGCCTGCGCCTGCGGGTTCAGTGTCAGCGTGTCGGGATCGACGTACACCTGACTCAGGCCCGCGGCTAGGTCCGACGCTGCGCCGAACAGCGCCGTCCCACCCTGCCCGAGCCCGCGTCCGACGGCGCGCGCGATCGAGGTGATAGACGTCGACGGATAGACGCGCGGCTCAGGTACATCGATCTGGTTCTGCCCGCTCAGAAAGCTGGCGGTCTGGTCGGCAACAGCGAATCGACCGCATTACATACCTCCCGGGAACGGCATGGTCGGAGATTGTCCGGCCGGCGCCGCGCCGGTCTGTGCGTTCTTCGTCGGGAACGTCAGATTGCACCGTGACCGGCGCGCCCGTCTTGTCCGTGACGAACTTGGATCCGAGTCGACACCGCGTACGTCCCGCGCAAGCACGACACGCACGAGCCGGTAGCTCGCGAACTGCTTCACGAAGTCGGCGACCGGAATCTCGTGCCCGTTCGCGAGCACGCTGTCGACGCCCGGATTTTCGATGTTCGCAGCCGTCACCGACTTCACGGCGCTCTGGAAATCGTCCTCGCGCCAGCCGTACGGCATGCGACAATGTTCGGCTTGCCGTTGATCTGCTGGCCGCCCGTCGTCGAGATCCCGCCCGTCGCGCCGCTGATCGCGTTTTGCACGTCGGTGCTGCTCGGTTGCGTGCGCCCCCGCCGCGCGCCGCGCTGCCGGCGGCGATGAAGTACGCGGCTTCTTTCGCGTCGTCGGCCTGCTCGGGCGGCAGCGCGTCGCCGATCGCGTTCGCGATTGTGGCGCGCATGCCCGTGCCTGCGACTTCGTCGATTTTGACCGTCTTGTCCTTCAGCGCCTGCGCGCCCGTCAGAATGAACGTGCTGAGCGGGCGCCCCGCTCGTCGTCAGCAGCGGTTTGCCCGCCCACGTCCGCGGCGCCAGCCTTCAGTGCGAGCGCCATCGCCGGGCTCTTTTCCTTCCACTGCGCTGCGAGATCCGCGATGCGGCCGGCATTGCCGAACGCCTGCCCGATCTGGTTCAGCCTGCGCCTTCGTATCGATCGGCAGCGCGTCGACGGCGGTCAGCGTCTTTTCAGCCTCGTCCGGCGTCAACAGCGACACGCGACGGCCCGCCGCCTGCTCGACGGCGCCGGCGCTCTGTGCACGCGACGTGAGCGACGTGACGAGATTCGGCACGCTCGACGTGTCCACCTGCGGCACGCCCTGCAGCACCCCGCGGTCGAGCGCCGCGTTCCACGGGTCGGCCTTGTACGCGGCGACGCTCGCCGTGTGGATCTGCTCGAGCTGCTTCACGGCGGCCGCCTGATCCGGGTCGGTGCCGCGCGTAGCCGCTTCGGTCTGATACTGCTGAAGGGTCGCGGCCTGCTGCGGCAGCGACGCGCTCGCGAAGCCTGCGCGCTGGCTCGCCATGCCGACCAGTTCGCGCACCGCGCCGGCCACGCTCGTCCCTGCCGTCGCGGTCATGAGTTGGTTCGTGAATTCCGGGCTCAGCTGCTTTCCCTCATTCACGAGCGTCAACGCCTGTTGTGCAGGTCGACGGCCGTGTTCTCGCGCTGCAGCGCGCGTCGCCTCGGCGGCGTTCTGCTGCTGCGCGACGAGCGTGCGCGCGTGGCCTGCAGCGCGACCAGCTTGTGCGGCGGCAGATCGCCGACCCACTCGTAGCCGGCCGGCAGCGGCTGGTCGGGCTTCTGCGTCATCGCGCCGAGCGCGGCCGCCGGGTCTGCCGACACCATGCGCATGCCGGCCGCCGTCGACGCCACGTCCTTGAAGTTGTCCGACAGCTTCGCCTTCGTCTGCGGGTCGAGTGCGGCGGAATCGATCAGTGCGAGCTGCGACGCCCGCGTCGAGCCGTACAGGCTCGGATCCATCGCGATCGCGCGCGCCGCGGTGTCGTTGCCCTGCTGATACTGGTTGACGTTGTACGCGCGATGCTGCTCGGCTTGCCACGTCACCGCCTGCCCGGCGAGCGACGTGCGCAGATCGCCGAGCTGCATCGTGTAGAACCGCTTCGCCGGGCCTTCCGGCATCTGCTGCAGTTGTTGCTGCGCGTAGTCGTCGAAGCCCTTGATCAGGTTCGGCGTGAAGTCCGGCGCGCCCGGCGCGGCGCTATCCTTCGCGGTCTGCATGTTTTGCAGCCACGTCACGCGATCGTCGCCGATCTGGCGCGCGACGGCGGCCTGCTCGTCTTGACGCTTCTGCGCGGCGAGCACGTCTGCGCCCTGCCCGAGCGCTGTGCCAACCTGCTGCACCGCCGCGCCCGTGCTGTCATCGACGACAGTCAGCGGCGTGCGTGCGCCTGACGTCTGCAGCGCGGGCGTGACCTGCCGATCGTAGACGGGAATTCGAATCGACATTACACGCCCCCCGTAAAGCCGAACTTATTCGCGCCCGAGTACAGCCCGGCCGTCATGTTGCCCGCGCGCCCGAACGACGACAGCCCGCCGAGCGACGAGAACGAACCGCCCGTGCTGCTCGAGAACAGGCTGCTGCCGGACTTCGCGTACGATGCGACACCGCCGAGCAGCGACGCAGCGGCCGAGATCCCGCCGGCGAGCGCACTATTTCGTGCGCTGGCGCGCGCGCTGCGCGCCGCATACCGATCTTGCTGCGCCTGGTCCTCGAGCGACTGGCCCTGCAGAATGCCCTGGTAGCGCGTCTGCAGCGCGTCGAGCTCGGCATTGCGCACGCTCTGCACCTGCGTGTCGAGTGCCGAGCCACTGTTCGGATCGAACCCGGATTCGGCCACGGACGCACGCTGCGCACCGAGCTGCTGCGCCGCCTGCGCGCGCTGCGCTTCCTCTCGGTTCACGTTCTGCGCGTAGACCTGCCCGGCCTGCTGGTCGGACAGCGCGGCGTTACGATCGAGCGCGGCGGCCTGCTGGTTCGCCTGCGCCGACTTCGCCATGCCTCCCGAGATTGCGCCAACCGCCGAGACGGCGGCACTGCCAATGGTCAGTGCGGATACCGGATCCACTATTTCACCCTCGCAAAAAGAATCACGTCCCGCCCGTCGACGGTGTATTTCCGGCGCACGCCCTCGTTCACGAAGCCGAGGTGCTCGGCCCACGCGATGCCGGCCGCGTGCGATGCGTCGACGTCCATTTCGATACGGCGCCACGGCGCGTCGTCGAGCACGGCGCGCACCATCCGATGCGCGGGCCGGAATCGGCGCAGCAGCGCGGACGAGATCAGCGTCCACGCCTGCGCGCGGTTTTCCCAAATCTCGACGATGCCGCCGCAACCGAGCGTCACGTCGCCGTCGACGATCGCCCACCCGACACGTGTCAGCGTGCATAGTTTCTCGGCGTACTCGCGCGTCAGCGCACCAGCGACACCGGCTTGCGCCGGCTGCAGCTGGACCGACATGATGTGCTCAGGTGTCAGGCGCTTAGCGATCATCTTGCGTATCCAGAATCGGGAAGAAGCCGAGCAGCGTCACCGGCAGCGGCTGATCGTTTTGATAGCAAACCCACGACTGCCCCTCGTAACCGCCGCGCCAGTTCGATTCCATATCGCCGTCGAACAGCGGCACCGCGTTGTCCATCGCATTCGACGGCCTACGGAAATTCAGCGGTTCGAGATCGCTGTCGTCGAATGACGGGCCGACGGCGCCGCCCTGGCTCCGCGAGAAGCGCGTCACGATGTTCGACACGCGCTTTGTCTTTCCTTGCGCTGTCCCGTTTGCGGCGCCGGCGTTCAGCTGCATGGTTTGGATACGACATTTCGTCGGAACTCCGATGTGCACGACAGACGCCGGCCAGTCGAGCGGGATCGATCCGGCCGCGACCGTGCGTGACGGGTGCACCGCGCCGTCGGTCAGCACCGCGACGGTTTGCCCTTCGAGGTGCGCCAGCCCGGTAACGGCGGTGGTCGGCGCGCCGCTATAGGTAATACCCGCATCGACGTAGAATGCCGACGACTGCGCGTCGTCGTCCTGCAGCGACGGGTTCAGGTATTCGACATAGCGCACCGTGTGCCCGTTGATCGTGCGGCGCACGATCACCCACAGGTCATCGGATGCGCCATCCGGCGCGGGCATCGATGCAACACATTCGACGAACCCGTTCGCGTCCGGATGGCGGTGCCAGCCGTAGACGTCGCTGCGGCCTGCTTCTTCGTCATACGTGCAGCCGATCAGCTGGCCGTCGGCGCGCGCGGCCCAAATGACGGAGTGCGGCTCCTGCTGATAGCAGAGCGACATGATTCCGTTGTTCGAGCCAGCGCGGCCGCGCGTAATGTGGTCGGCGATCTTCGTGACGTCCGTCGACACGTAGTTGTCGGACGAAAAGTCGTATTTGAAGTCGCGCAGCTTGCGGCCCGACTTCTGCACGAACAGGATCGTGCCGCCGACCTCGACCGGCTGCAGGCGCTTCGAGCCGTACGACGTGCGCCGGCGGGCGTTCATGTTCGTCGCGCTCAGCGCCTGCGAACCGTTCGCCTTGCCGATCACCCACTCGTCGCCGGTCATCCCGACGAGCAGGCTGTCGGATTCGACCATCCACGCGAGCTTGTTGAGCCGGCGCGCGTTGAGCTGCTGCACGATAGCCGAGTCGTCGGTCGCCTGGTCGGCGTCCTTCGTCTTGAACACCTCGAAGTCAGCCGACACCGACAGCGCGAGCCAGCGATCGCGCATCATGCACAGGCGTTCGCTCCAGAACGTCCCCATCTGCGGGAAGCCGTCGGTCGAGTTGAACAGCGAGCGGCCCCATTTGTACGTACCCGATGCGACGACCGTGTTCGGCAGCATGCACGGATCGGCGGGATCGTTCGTCGTCACGGTGCCCGCGACGTGCTGCGCGTCGGTGAAAGCCGTGATCAGCACCGTGCCGTAACCCGAATGCTGATACTCCCATTCCGCGCCGATCGAGCCCCACTCGTCGGTCGTCGACTCGTCCTGCCCGGTGCCATCCCATCGACGGCCGATCGTATGCGTCGGTGTCTCTGCGCCCGTGACCTGCGGCGTGTTCGCGCCGATCTGCGTGCACTTATACACGCGGTTGTCGACGCGACGAAGATCGCCGACGGCGATCTTCTGGTGCACGACCCACGGCTTGACGTACGAGTTATCGACTTGCTCGAGATAGAACAGTGTGCCGATGTCGGACGCCCGGAAAATGCCCGAGCTCGCCGTCAGCGTCACTGCGCCAGTCTGCGCGCTTGCCTGCACCGTCACGCTGCTGTCGATGTTCACCGACGCGAACGGGCCGCCCACGAACGTGACGGCCTGCAGCGTGAACGTCGTCGCCCCGGTGCGCAGCAGCTTCTGCGTCGGGTACGCGCCGTGGAACAGGTACATCGTGTCCGCGCTTTGCGCGACGCGGATCGCGAACGTGCCGTCCTCCGTCGTCAGGTCTGCGAGCGCGTACGGCGTCGCGATCTCGACGGGTGTGCCGGCGCTGACGAGCTGGCCGCGATTCACGAAGAAGCGAAGGTAGTGATCGCCGAATTCCAGCATGTACGCGATGCCGTCCGACACGATGAACGGCAGCAACCACGCCTGCTTGGTCGAATCCTTGATCGGTGCGACGAAGCGCTTGCCGCCGCGGCGGATCGCCGGGCCCTGCACCGTGGCGATGAAGTTCTCCATCACCTTGCACCCGTTCGGGTACTTGGCCAGGTCTACGCGCGCGCCGAGCAGCGGCGAAAGCTCGCCGGCGTCGAACGAAACCTGCTGCGGTGCTGCCTTCGGCATGCGCCCTCCTAACTACGTACGATCGGGGTTTCGGCCAGGTACGGCACGCCGTTGCGCGATTCCAGCCACGTGTCGTCACCGATCGGCTGCGACGGGCGTTCGATCGCGTTGACGCGGATCGCCTTCGTGATCGCCTGCTCGTGCTCGGCCCATGCGGCTTGGCGCTTCGTCGAGCTCTGCGTCAGGGTTTCGCACGCCTCGGCGGCGAGGCGACATGCGAACGCCTCGCGGAACAGCGGATCCATCGCGTTCGGATCGGTGACGCGCTTCGCGTATCGGATCGCGAGCGGCGCTTGCAGATCGGTCAGCAGGTTGCCGTTCTCGATGCTGAACAGCCCGCGCGTGTCGGTACGCGGATAGATAAGGAACTGCCCGATCTGGATCAGGCGAATGAAGTCGGCGGGCAGTCGGTACTGATAGCCGAACCCGAACAGCGGCGCATCGGCGAGCGCCGCAAGCTGCGCGCGGGTCTTCGCGAACGACCAGACGTGCTCACGCAGGCACGCGTCGAGCACGTCGTCGTACATCGAATTCAGCGCGGCCGCTGCCTTCGAGTCCTCGTCGAGCGAAGTGATGCGCGCCGACCCGAGCTTGGTCAGCGCGCGATTCGCGATGCCTACCTGCGACGCCATTCGTCAGTCCGTTATTGCAGATCGTCGCCGGCCTGCGCGTCGGACGAGTCGGAACCATTCTTCGGATCCGTGCTCAACGTGCCGTCGGAGCGACCACGGGCTTTTGGGCCCGTCGGCGCCTCGTCGGACGGAACGAACCAGCGAGCCTTTTCGCCCTTCTCGACCTCAAACACTTCGCCAACGCGCTTGCGCGCTCCGCGGTAGAAGCCCGTTTGAATTGCCTTAACCTTCGGCATGTTTTACCTCGTTGTGTGCGTTGAGAGGGCGGCGACTGCCGCCCATCGATCAGCCAGCGTCGCTTACGCGATGCCGTCCGGATACGCCTGCCACGCCGTCGGATCCTGATCGGTCAGGAACGCGTTGAGCGTCACGCCCGGCGACGTGCCACCGAGCGTGTAGTTCAGGCGCAGATAGCGCTCGTTCGCGAACGGCATACCGATCACGAGACGCTGGCCAGCGGTCAGCGCGGCAGCGGCCGGCGAAACCGAGGCGATCTTCGTCGGCGACGAGAAACCGGAGTTGTCGTCGGTTTCCAGGTCGATCTGGTACGTGCCCGTACCGACCGCAGCAACCGCGACAGCGACGACGATCCACAGCGGACGGCCGGGACCGATGTCGCGGTCGCTGCCGAGGTCGATGATGTTCTGCGATGCGCCCGACGCCGACAGCGCCTGCGCACGCGAGAATTCGAGAAGCGAGTCGATGTACATTGCGATGTCCTTTCGAATGGGTTCGGTGGATGCCGACGGCGCCGTAGCGCCGCCCCGCCGCGTTAGACGACGCGCGATTCCGAGTTGAGGATCGCGTCCGTGCGGCGCACCGGGATGCCGTCGAACATCATCACGCGTTGACCCGACACGGTGTCCCACGTCAGGTTGTTCGCGATCTTGTCGATGATGCCGAGGCGCAGCTTTTCGCGAATGTTGCGGTTGACGTACCAGGCAGCGCGGCCCATGCCGAACTGCGGGATGCGTTCCGACGCCATGATCATGTAGCGGATCAGCGCCTGCGTATTCGCCGACGTTGCGAGATCGGACACGTCGATGTTGCAGACACGCGCCACGTAGCGCCAGTCGCGCAGCGTGAAGCCGAGATCCCACTTGTAGTGGGTGCGGTACGCTTCCATGCGGCCGCCATTGCCGTCGGCGTTTTCGACCGTCACCTGGCCCTTGTCGGTCACGGTGAGCCCGGTCTTCGAGCCCTTCGGCGTGATCATGTGCGCCGTATTCGGGCCCCACACGACCAGCCAGATCGACGTGTTGTCGGCGCCCGTGCCGCCAGCGTCGACGATGTTGTCGGCGTTCTGCGCGGCGAGCGAGTTGTAGCGCGGTGCGAGGCCCGTGAACTCGGCCGGCGCGGAACCTTCGTTGCCGTAGATCAGCGTCTGCGCGGCTTCTTGGTTGATGCCCTCGATGTGCGCGTGATCCTCCGACAGACGGAACGCCATCGCGTTGTCGTTCAGGTCGGCGGCAGCCTTGTCGACTTCTGCGTAGTCTTCGAGCTGGCCGCAATTGTCCGTGACCTGCACCTTCGTGGCCTTCGTCGGCTGAACGCCGCCGTACAGCTTGCGCCACGTCGGCGTCGGAAGACCGGAACGAATCGTCGTCCGGTTGCCCGTCGGCAGGTTGCCCTCGACGAACGTCGCGTCCGCGAGGATCTCGTTCGTCTGGTCGAGAATCTCGATCGTCTGTGCGACGGTGCCGTCCGGATCGAGGCCCTTCGCGATGTCCGCGAGGGTCGGGTTGTTCGTTGCAAGAGTAGGCATGGATGCTCCTTACGTTTTCGTGTTGGCGTAGAACTTCGCAGCGCGTTGTTCTTGAGTGAGCGCCGCGCCGCTGCCGCCGCCATCGCCACCCGGATTCAAAGTCCCTTCGCTCAGCGACGCGCCGATCTGCGAGAACACCTTGATCGCCGCCGCGTCGCCGGATGCACCGGCGAGCTTGTCGATCACCTCGGCCGACACACCAAACTTCCGCATCGCCTGACGGCCGAGCTCGACGTTCCTGTCGTAGCTGTCGCCCCATTCGCCTTTCAGCGCGGTGAGCTCCGCTTCGCCCTTCGCCAGTCGCGCGGCCTCGGCTGCCGTGTTCTGCTCGCCGACGTATCCGTTCCACTTCGCGGCCAGCGCCTTCGCGGCCTCGGCCGGGATACCGGCCTCGTGGAACCACGTCGCTGCGGTCTTCGCAAAGTCACCGTCGCCGAGCTGGTATTCTTCGACGGTCGCCGGCGCCGCATGCTTCGCTTCAAACTCACGCATCGCCTTCACTGCGTCGCCCACATCCTTGAAGCCCTTGGCCTCGACGAACTGGCGCAGCTCAGCGTCGGCGATAGATTGCAGCCACGCGGGCGCAGAATCGTGCGTGCCTGCTGCGGCAGTGTTGCCGTCGGCCGGCGCAGCGCCGGTTGCAGGCTGACCACCTTCGCCGGCCGGCGCGCCCGTTGCTGCGGGAGCTGCCGCCGGCGCACCGCCGGTCGGTTCGCCAGTCGTGCCGGACTCGCCTTCGAGCAGCCGGAATTTGCGGAACATGCGGTAAAACATGGAACCTCCTGAATCGGTTGGTTGTGGCCGAGGCGTTAGCTCGCCGGCTGCGCCACGGCGCGAACGAGCGCCATCACGCCGGTTTGGATGTCGGTCTTGCCGATATCGGCCCAGCGCCGCGGTTCGGCCTCGTTGAAACGCCGGAACTCGCGGCACTCGTCGGTCGCGCCCGCGTAGATCGAAACACCGGCGGCCTCGGGCCTGTCGAGCGAACGAATCGCATCGGCGCGCTTCGTTTCCCACTGCGTATCGATGAGCCCGGTGAGCCGCGCCTGCAACGCGAGCAGTTCCGCGCCCTTTGCCTTGATCTCGTTCATGAGATCGATCTCGTACTGCGACAGATCGCGGTAGCCCTTGATGTGCTTGTGCTGGTTGTCCATGCTGGTTCCTGGTCAGGTCGTCGGGGTGTTGCTGTAGAACTTGGCGGCGCGCTGCTCGGGCGATTGCGTTTCAGGTGCGAGCGCCATATCCGTGATCTGCAGCGACAGGCTGGTGTCGGTGCCCTTCTGGTTCTCGTACTGGCTTTTGCTGCACACCTCGACGCGCGCCATCAGCGTCAGCGGCACCCCGACGTCCGGCAGCGCGGTCATGCCGAGCTTGGCCAGCACCTCGTCGTCCAGGTAGATCGACAGCCCGCACGGATACGCCGGCTGATCCTCGGGCGCGGCGAGCGCGGTGTCTTCGGTGACTTCGGCCTTCGCTTCGGCCGGCGTGAGCTTCATCGATACGAGATTCATTCGGGGGCCTCGTCCTTCAGGGAGTTGAGCTGTTCGTCGTCCATGCCGAGGATCTGGATCAGGCGCACGAACACCTCGCGCCGGCCCTCGGCGACCATCGTCGCGAGCGGGTCGATCGTTCGCTGCACGGGGGACGTGATCACGGTCGACTGGTTGGCGCGGCAGAACTGCGCGAGATCCGCGAGCACGGCCTCGCCGGCCGGCGTCAACTTCCCGCGCTCGTCGCAGAAGCACCGCCGGTATTGCTCACGGCGGTTCCAGAATCGGAGAAAGCGGCTCACGGGTGCGCGCATCACACCCTCGCCGTTTGCGCGTTCACCTGCGCGTCGCTGAGATCCTTGATTGCACCGGCGGCCACGGGCGCTGCGGCGAGCATCTGCTGCATCTGCGCGGCCTGCGCGTCGGCAGCGTCCTGCGCCTGCAGTTCCTCGTCGGTGTTCATGGCCTCGACCGGCACCCCGCCGGAATCGGCGAGCAGGCGCGCGATGCGCTGACCGTTCGGCACCTTCGCGGCGCGCGGATCGAACTGCGCAACGATGCCGAGCTGCTGCAGCCACTGCAGCGTCGCGGCGCTCTCGCCAGCACGCATTGCCTTGTTCAGCGGGCTGTCGTAATCGATGTCGACGTTCGCGCCGGCGTCGATCAGTTCCTGCGGCATTTCCGGCAGCTGGCCGGCTTCTGCGAGGATGTCGATCTCGCGCGCGATCATCGGGCCGAGCAGTTCCGACTGCGTGCGGCCGAGCGTCGGTGCGAGCAGCACGCCCTTCTCCTGCGCGCGCTGCAGCACCTCGGTTGCGGTCATGTCGCCGCTGTCGACGAGGATCTGGAACAGCGTGACGTAGAACCACTGGTTGATCGTCTGCCGCGTGTCCTGCGAGAACTCGATGCCGATCTGCGCCTGCTTGCCCGTAAGCAGCGGCTTCACCATTTCCTCGCCCTTCTCGTTCAGGCCGCCCCAATTCAGGGAGCCGGAACGCAGGTCGAAACCTTCGAGCACGCCGTCCTCGCTCGCGAGCAGCGGCGGGTCGACCATCTTCTGCGCGCCGCGGATGTTGGTCTTCGCCATGTCGTTCGCCATGCGAATGTCCGGCATGGCGTCGTACGCGGGGCTGCCGCCGTACACATCGGCGGTGCCGACGTAGAAGCGCCCGATCGCGAACGGGAACGTGCGAAAGCCGCTGTTCTGGATGATCCGATCGCGGCCTTCGTCGAGCCAGTACGATGCGAATCGCATGTTGCGGCCGTCGAGCTTGCGCGTATCGCGATCGGCGCGCGGTTCGACGGCGTGATAGAAGATCGCCGACTTCTCGGGGTCACGCTCGAGCGCCGACTGCATGGACGGCGACAGGTTCTCGCGGCCAAAGCGCTGCGCGGCCTGGCGCAACGTCAGTTCCCACTGCACGTGCGTCTTGTCGATCAGCCCGGCATTGTTCTCGGCGAACCAGAGGCGCTGCATCGGCACGTTGCGATAGACGATGCCCTCGCCGACGTCGTGCTCGATCATCAGCGCGCCGGGCCCGAACAGGCCGATGCTCTGGTAGGTCGCGCCCATCTGCGTGACAAAGCCGCCCTGCCAGCGATAGCGCGCGCCGAACAGCGTGTGCACGACCTGCTGCAGATACGCCTTCACGGCCGCCGCTTCGTTCAGCGCGGTGTCGCCGGTCTTCAGCCGGTGCCACATCTGCGTCGCCGGCGTGATCATGGAATCCATCGCGGCGACGAAGTTGCGCAGCGCGAGCGGTGCGGTCGAGTCGAACATCTTCTGCGAGCGCTCGCGGCCCTTCTCGCTGTCCGGGCGCGGCAGCTGGCCGAACTTGTCGAGGCGCGGCATCAGGTAGTCGATGACGTCGTTCCACACCGCCTCGTACGACTGCCGTTTTTCCTTCATGCGGCCGTGGTCGGCGTTCAGCGCCTGCAGCAGCTTCGCGTCGTCGTTCGTCATTGGCCGAGCATGGCTTTGCCGGCGGCGCTGGCCGCGGGCGCGTTGACGGACGAGGAAGCAACCGACGTGGAGTCGCCGGCGAGGATCGTCGCGGCGGTGCCTCGGCGCTTGCGCAGCTTCGCGGTAGCGTCGTCGGCGGCCGCCGTGGTGTCGGTCGTCGCTTGCGTGTTGTCGGGCAGCGGGGCTGCTGCCGGGATGTCAGGGCTGAGCCCGAGGAAATTCATGCGCCTCTCCGGAGATTCCCGAAGAGGCTAGGCGGTCACGCACGCAGAATCGTGCGTTGTTGCGGCGGGGTGTCAGGCGGGCAACGTAGATCCGGCGATTTCGAGTGCTTGCGCGAAGCTGGCGGCATCGCTGAACGGCACTTCGATGTCGCGGTTGCCGGCACGGGCGTAGATGACGAATTGTCCGTTGCCCTCGTCGCGGATGCCGAACACGACTTGGAGCTTGGGAATGCTGATCCCCGCCATTTCCGGGGTTGCTGAATCGACGACAAGCGCCATACACCCTCCTGTGGTTGAACTTCGATTCTAGTCCGTCGTCGCGCGCGTCGGCCGCTTGCCGCTCGATCGCTTCACGCGCACCAGGTGCTTGTGCTCACCCGCGCCGACAAGCAGGTACTGGCTCGCTTCGGCCACGTGCGAGTACATGTTCTTGTCAGCCTTGTCCGCGTACCGCTCGCCGCTCACTGCCATGCGGCGGAAGCAGTAGCCGCCCGACAGCGCCTTGCGCAGCGTACGGCAATCCGGGTGGATCAGCAGCCCCGGCTCGCCGTCGATGATCCGCGTCAGCGCCTCGTCGACAGCGCCATAGCGCAGCGCGGTGTCGTTCGTCGGCGCGGGCTTCGCCTCGAAGCCTGCAGCGCGCAGGATCCGGAACGGCGTGTCCTCGTCGTCAGCCTGCGAGCGCTGGTCGCCGGCCGGGTCGCCGTAGATGCCGCCGATCTCGAAGCCCGGGTAGATCTCGGCGAGGTGCCGCTTCAGCTCGATGCCGAACTTCTTCGCGCCCATGCTCGTCGCGACGACTTCCGACCGGATGCGCCAGCCACCCATCGGTTTGCGCTGCCCGATCACCGCGGCCGGTGTCAGGCCGAAGTCCATGCCGATCCAGAGCGGCTGCGACTTCGACAGCTCGAACGGCTTGCAGTGCAGCGAATCCGCGTAGTCGGGATGCACCGGCCGACCGTCGACGACGAACCCGTACTGGTTGCCAAGGTTCACCTTGATCCAGTCGAATTTCTTGCCCTCCATGCCGCGCTCGTAGTACCGCGCCGGCAGGTTGTCGATGTTCTCGGCGTCCGCGTTCACGACCCACCGATCGCCGTCGCGGATGACGCCGCCCGGCTGGCGGAAGAACGCGTAGCCCTCGGGCTTCGTTTCCTCGGCCAGCACGTAGTACCAGTGGTCCGAGTCCGGCGCGTTGGTGTCGCCGAACACGCCGTACCACGTCGGGTGCACGTCCTTCGGATAGCGGCCGACGCGCAGGTCGAGCATGTCGAGGATCGGCTTCGCGAGCTCCTTCACCTCGTTCAGCCACGCGAACGTCAGCTGCATGCCGCGCAGCTTGCGCTCGTGCTCGGGGCGATCGAGCGCGATGAATACCATTTCGGCTTCGACGGTCGTGCCGTCCTCGAGCTCGAACGACAGGTAGTGCGTCGGCGGTTCGAGGCCGCCGCCCACCCATCGGCCCAGGTCGCCGAACATGTCGAGCCAGTCCTTCGCGGTCGTCGACAGCAGGTCGGGATAGGTGTTCCGCACGGCCGCGCCGCGCGAGCGCCGCACGCCGTCGGCGTCGGGCTCCTGCTCGCACATGATGCGGAACGCCTTCCAGCAGCTCGCGTTCGTTTTGCCGCTGCCGAGCGGGCCCATGATGAACGACCGCGACGCGCGGGACAGGATGTAGCGCTCGAGTTCGGCGCCCTGCGGCTTGTAGTGGAATTCGATTTCGCTCATGGAAAACCGGGCGTCGCGCCCGTCGAATGGGTAGCTAAGTGGGTAGCTGCGCGCGGTTTTCGTATGTTGCGCGGCGCGCAGCGCCCGCCAGATAAGGCGATCACGGATCGCTTTAAATCGCCGTTGCGGATTTCAACGCGTTACGACGCCTTCCCGCCGTCCTTCTTTCGGCCCGTCAGATCCTTCACGCGCACGCGCGGCTTCGTCAGTTCGAGCTTGTCGTTCAGCAGACCGTGATGCCGGAACATCAGCTCGACCAGGCGGTCTTTCGACTGCGTCTTGATCTCGAAGCCTTCCTTCGTGCGCTTCAGGCCCGTGTAGAGCGCGCGCACGGCCGGCGACAGCTTGCGCGTGTCCGCGATCACCTCGTGCTGGATGCCTTCGCCGAAACACTCGGGGCAATCGGCGTGCGGATCGCGACGTGGATCGAAGCCGAGGCCGCCCGACTCATCCGGCGGCGCAGGCCACGCGTCCGGCGGCACCTTGGCCTTCTTCGCGGCTGCGATCGCCCGCGCGTGCCCGTTGATCGCGAGCGCGAGTTCGCGCTCGTTCTTCCACTGGTACGCGTGGCCGACGCCCCAGCAATGTCGGCAGCAGCGATGTTGGAACGAGATCAGCTGATTCACGTCGGTGAGCAACATCGACTCGGCGAGTTTCAGCACCTGGTCGGCGGTCATGCGCGTGCGCTCGCCGCGCTCTTTCATCGCTTTGTCGACTGCGGCGCGGATCGCAGGTTTCCGCAAGTTCTCGTCGCCGATCGCGGCGGCGCTGCGCTCGCTGTATCCGGCGCGCCGCGCGGCGCCTGTAGCGTTCAGGTCGATCAGGTACTCGTCGACGAATCGCTGCTGCTTTGCGGTCAGCTTGCTCATGCCCGCACCACCCGCGCCAGAGGGTTCGAACGCAGCGCGATCGGCCGGCGCGGCGCGTCTATGCGCCGCTTGCCCGTCTTTTCGCACCAGAGATCGAGGATCAGCTCACCGCGTACGTGCGACGGCTCGCACACTTCCTCGGTGTACGCACGCACGGCGGGCTCGCTGATCACGCCACGCAGTTCGCGCGCCACGTCTTTCGGCATCAGGTCGAGGCGCCGCAGGTCGAACAGCACCTCGCGCCAATCAATTCCGCTTTGGGTCATGGTTTGCCCTTCCTTCATCGTTGACCGGAGCATTGTTCATCGCTCCGGTAAAGTCAAACTCGTAAATTCGTACAACTTAACGTGCAATTTTTAGCGCCTTCCGGTTTGCGACGTTAGCGACGATAAAACCCGTTTTTCCCTAAACTTTTCTCGCTCCTATAGAGACAAAAAGTTTATGAAAAGTGGGGGTTTATCGTCGCTAACGTCGCAACTGCGGCCCCGTGCCCACCAACAACGCGCAAATTTCTGCGCGTTCACTCAACCAAGGTCACAACCTTCGAAGTCCACTTCGTCGTCCACGCAAATTCCTGCAAATCCGCGCCCACGAATTCCGTGTGAGTCTTTAACTTGCAAAAAACCGCGCGCACCAAGGCGACGCGCCAACGCGCGCGAATTGGCAATAAATCGCAGTTCGCCGCGCTGCTCGGCGAACGAGCGCCAGGATCGCCACAAATCCTCGTTCGACGCTGCGCCCCCACTGTCGACCTTGCAGCGCTCGTCCATCCACTCGCCGAGCAGATCCATGTCGGCTTTGTATGCGTCGCGTGCCGCGGCGACAGACCGCGGCGGCTTGAGGCCGTGCGCCCGGTACGCGAGCGCGCCGCGCACGGACCACGCGAGCACGCCGGCCAGCTCGGCCGCGATGCGCTCGGCGCGCGCCGGATCCTTCACGACGTCCGGGTCGCGGTCGAAATTCCGGGTGAACGGCACGAGCATCAGGCGCCGCCAGATCGCATGGTCGTCGCCCTTCACGATCGGGCGATGGTTGGTCGGCATAAACGCGACCCACGTCGGCACGATCTCGACCGTCGCTTTCGCGTACATGCCGCGCGCCGGGATCGGGTCGCCGCCTGTCATGCTCTTGATCAGCCCCTCGCGCAGCTCGCTGCCCTCGTCAGGCTCGCTCACGTAGACGAAGCGCGCGCCGCGCAGGCGCAGCAGATCCTCGCGCGCGGCACCGGCCGAGCCGCCGCCACCCGCGCCGGCCGACAGGAACGTCTCGGCGCTGGCCGACTTCGCGTGCCCGCCGAACGCCGAACGGATCGCGCCGAGCACGGTCGACTTCCCGTTAGAACCCATACCGTAGGGGATCGCGAGCAAATCCTCGCGCGGCACGCCCATCAGCGCGTAGCCGATGAGACGCTGGAAGAACTCGATCTGCTCGGCGTCGTCGAAGAACACGTCGCGCACGGTCTGCTCGAACAGCGGCGCGGCCGCGCGCGGGTCGTACGACACCGGCGTGACGACGGTGATGCGGTGTTCCTTGTCCGGCGCCAGCAGCTCGCCCGTGCGCAGGTTGACGGCGCCGTTCGCGACGCCGAGCAGGTGCGTGTGGCGGTCGAGCTCGGTGACGGGCACGACGACGCGCGGATCGGACGCGGCCAGGCGGATCATGTTCGACACCATCGCGGCCTTCTGACACACCGCGCAGAACTTGAAGAACTCGATCCGTTCCTCGGCCGTCTGCAGCTCGTCGGCCTCATCCGGCAGCGCGCGGATCGTCTCCTTCGCCATGTTCTCGAGCTCGACCTGTACGGCGCGGCGCCAGTAGACGCCCGTCCACATGTACCAGGCTTCCAGCTCGGGCACGTACATCAGGCCTGCGCCGAAGCGATCGAGCATCCGCTCGGCGTTGCCGAACTCCGTGCGCGCGCGGTAGCCCTTCGGCGGCTCGTCGGCGCCCTTCTTTTTCCCGGCGCGCGGCGGCTTTGCCGGCGGTGGATCCGATTGCACGAAGATCACGTCGTCATCATCGAACGGTGCGTCGTCGCGGGTCTCGGCCACCGGCGCGGCAGCGCGCGGCGCACCAACGGCGACCGCCTCGACGCGGGCGGCAACTTCGAAATCGTCTTCGATCGGTTCCTGCCAGCCGTGCGCGCGCGCCAGGTGCAGCACCGTGCGGCCCGTGATCGGTGCGCGCTCGTCGACACCGGTCTTGCCGATGTGCGGCCATACGCGCTCGTCGAGGAATCGCGGGTTGTACTTGCTCGAGCGAGCCGAAAACTCGTGCGCGAGCGCGAGGCCCGCGTCGTCGCCGCGCGCCGCGTGGTGGATCCCGAACACGACGTCGCGCCACTGTTCGTAGTCGAGCTCGTCATCACCTGCGTTCGGGATCATGTCGAGCGCCGACTTCAGCGTTTCGAGCTCGACCGGCACGTCGACCGCGCCGGGCATCACGATTTCCTCGCGCGCGACGTGCGGCACCGGCGCGCTCACCGGCCAATCCATTTCCGCCGCGTATTCCTTCGGCATGTCGTCGAGCTCGAACGAATCGAGCGGCACCGACGCGCCGGCCAGCGGCAGCACGAACATGTTGCCGAAGCCGTCACTCGGCACGCTGTTCTGCTTCGGGAACACCTCGACCTGTCCGGCCGCGACGCCCTTCGTGCCGTCGCGCAGCTCGCACGCGGCGAGCGCATCACGCAGCAGGCACCGCACGCTGTACGCGTCCTGCGGCTCGTCCCACAGCATGTAGATGTGCAGCCCCGCCCCACCGGACGAGCGGAACGGGATCGGGCGCATGCCGCGCGCCTCGAGCTGCGTCATCACGCGCAGCGCCGCGACCTGCATGTCGTACCACGACGTCTCGCCCTTGTGCGAATCCAGATCGAGACACGCGACGCGCGTCGTCGACTCGCCCGGCGCGATCTGCGCGGCGCCGTAGGCCGGCCCACCGTTCACGTGATGCGCGAGCCGATCGGCCGTCAGCGGCCTGCGAATGTGTGACGGCGGCCCATCGCGCTTTATCCAGCAGTGCGAAGTGACGACGCGCGAAACGATCGGCGCGAGCGCCGCGACCAGAGTCTCATTGTTCATAGGAAATGTGCGCAGAACCGCGCGAGGATGTGGTGTCGGCGGGCACTCGCGATACCGACCCAATTTGCTGTTTCGGATGCGTTTTGCATGGACGAATACCCACACAGGCAACACGGGTATTCCCGTATGTGCCTGATTTTTCGGTTAATGTTCGGCCCGTGTTAGGTCGTACCTGACACTTTAGACGGGCAGCCCGTCGCGCGGATTGGGGTATAGCGCCGGCGCAATTTGGTGCGGCGTGAACTTCCAGTTCGTCAGCTCGGCTAGGCGCAGGACGCGCAGCTCGGGCACGCGGCCCTTGTCGATCCACTCGTAGATGGAGATTCGCGAGATGCCGAACGCCGCCGCGACAGCGGTTGCGCCGCCGGCCTCGGTTACTGCGTCCTTGATGAGTGACACGTTGCCCCCGTTCAATGTCAGGTAATGCTGTACATGGTAGTTATGCACTGCCGTACAGTCAACTGAAAGTTAGGAGTTTGTCGTGACGACCAAAATCGAACACATCGGCACCCGCATTCGTGACTTACGCACGGCGAAGTTCTTGACCGGACAGCAGCTCGCGGACGTGTTCGGGATTTCGCGCGGCTCCGTGTCCGAGTGGGAAAACGGGCGCTCCAAGCCTGACTCCGAAAAGCTGGTCCGCTTGGCCGAGGTTCTCGACACGACGGTCGAATACCTGCTGAACGGCGATATGAATGCACCGAAACACCACACTGCCTCTGCCGTGACACGCGCCCGACTGCGTGGCGCAGCGCAGCAGCCGCTTAAAAACGTTGACGAAGTTGAAAGCAACGTTACAGAATGGCCGGTAGGAAAGCTGCCCCTTATTTCATGGGTGCAGGCAGGTGAATGGAGCGAGATCGTGGACAATTTTCAACCGGGCGACGCAGAGGACTGGATCGCGTGCCCATTCCCGAGCGGACGGCACGGCTTCGTGCTGCGCGTCGTCGGCGACAGTATGTACAACCCGGGCGGCGACATCTCGTTCCGTGACGGCGACTTCATCAGCGTGAATCCGGAGCGCGACGCACTGCACCGCAGCCTGGTGATCGCGCGCCGCAACCGTGAAAAGGCGACGTTCAAGCAGCTGCTGCTCGACGAAAGCGAAGGCCCAATGCTGCACGCACTCAACCCGAACTGGCCGACACGTTACATTCCGTTCGACAAGACGACCGAGATCGTCGGCGTCGTCACCGGCCAGTGGCGCCCGCTCGTGTAAGCCGCACTGACCGCCAAACCGATACCCGCCGCGAGCGGGTATTTTTTCGCACTTTCTGTACAGCATCGCTTGACACCGAGGTATGGCGTCACCTACGATTCGTGTACAGCGTTGCCTAACGCGACGCACCCACCGAATCGGAGATCGTCGTGTTGCACACCGCCTATTTCGTGCTCGGTCTGCTGACCGACATTTTCCTCGCCGCAGTTGTCTGTCTGTTCGCGTTCGAGCACGGCAAGCACAACGCGCAGCGATCGTGAACTTCCACCGCCTGCACACCGAGATCGTGCCGCTCGCCGGCGGCTATCTCGAAGTCGCTTGTCCGGACATGGAGCGCCCCGCGCTGCAGCGTCACTGGCAGATCCGGCGCGTGGTGGACTGGAAGCACGTCGTCTGGTGCTGAACTGAATTACCTGCCGCGGCTCCGCGAGCCGCACAACCGTTAAGGAGTACTTTACATGAGTCTCGAACAGGCCCTCGCCGACAACACCGCGGCGATCAAGGAACTCACCGCCGCCCTGCTGTCGATCGGCGCACTGCAAACCGCGCAAGCAAGCGCCGCGCTGCACTCGGCGCCCGGCGTGCAGGCAGTCGCCGCCGCGCAGAAGCAGCTGAACGACAAGGAAGCCGGCGCGGCAAAAAAGCCGACGTCGGGCACGGCAGCGAATGCGCCTGCCGCCGATGCCTCGGGGTCCGCGCAGACCGCGAACGAATCGAAGCAGTCTGGCGCGACGTCTGCACAGACTCCCGCGAAATCCAGCGACGAGCAGCCGCTCGGCGCGCGACAACCGTGGGCAGATCACACGGCTGAAATCTACGCCGAGCTGAAGGACGCCGAGGCGACGCAGGAAAACGTGAAGCGCCTGATCGTCACGGGCCTGAACTCGAAGATCCCGGGCGACGGCCGCGCGATCGCCGAGGCCGTGCTCGCGCGCTTCGGTGCGAACGCCGTCAGCGAGAAACCCGGCAAGCGCGGCCTGACCGCTGACCAGTACGAGGACGTGTTCGCCTACGGCCTGCGCGTGCTGGCCGGCGAGATCGATCCGCGCGAATCCGAACAGGCGGCAGCATGAACCAGACCGCAATCGCGGCCGTCGTCGAGGATCAGGAGCACGCGCTCTTGTCCCCCTCGTCGGCCTATACCTGGATCGAGTGCGGCGCGTCGACGGCCGCGCAGATCGGCCAGCCGGACGAGTCGAGCGAGTATGCCGACGAAGGCACGGCGGCGCACGAGCTCGCGAAGTGGTGCCTAACCGCTGACGAGGACGCCGAGCAGCACATCGGCACGGTAATCCCGGTCGGCACGGTCGTGATCGGCCGTGACGAGCAGTCTGGCGAGACGATCACCGAGCCGCGTCGCTCGTTCGAAGTCGACGAGGAAATGGCCGCCTACGTGCAGCTGTACCTCGACGGCGTGCGCGAGCGCGTCGCGGCGCTCGAACTGGCCGGCGCCGAGGTGACACTGCTCGTCGAGCAACGGCTGTCGATCGAGCACATCACGGGCGAAGCCGGCGCGAAGGGCACGAGCGACTGCGTGATCATCGCCGTATGGCCGGACGGCCGCGCCGAGATCGAAGTGCGCGACCTGAAGTACGGGCGCGGCGTCGCGGTGCAGGCCGAGCGCAACTATCAGGCCATGATCTACGCCGACGCGGCGCACGAGGAACACAGCGCGTTCTACGACTTCGAGCGTATCAACATCGTCATCCACCAGCCGCGTGTGAACGAGAAGCCGAGCGAGTGGGCCACGACGCCGGCCGACCTGCACGCGTGGATCTCGGAAACCGCGAAGCCGGCCGCCGAGCGCGCGCTGCTGTACGTCGACAGCGTCGAGCTCGCACCGCTCAGCCGGAGCGACTTCAACCCGGGCGAGAAGCAGTGCAAGTTCTGCAAGGCCAAGGCGGTGTGCCCGGCGCTCGCCGCGCACGTCGAGCAGACGATCGGCGAAGACTTCGACACCGTGGCGGACGCACTCGCGGGCGGCACCGATGCCGGCGCAGCCGATCCGAAGCACGTCGACCTGCTCGACAACGAACGCCTCGGCGTCGTCTATGCGTCGCTCGATCTGATCGACTCGTGGGCGAAGGCCGTGCGCGGCCGCATCGAGCACGAGCTGCTGCAGGCTCGCGCGGTGCCGGGCGTGAAGCTCGTCGCCGGCCGCCGCGGTGCACGCCAGTGGAACGAGCCTGAAGCCGCCGAGGCGCTGCTGAAGTCGATGCGCCTGAAGCAGGACCAGATGTACAACTTCAAGCTCATCAGCCCCACGCAGGCCGACAAGCTGCTGTCGAAGGAATCGCCCCGACGCTGGAAAAAGGTCGAGGCCCTGATCGTGCAGCGTGACGGCCGCCCGTCGGTCGCGCCGGATTCCGACCCACGCCCCGCCCTCGAAATCCAACCGCCCGAAGACGACTTCGAAGTCGCGGCGGCCGACGACGGGAGCGACCTTGCATGACACCAGACCAACTTCGAGCCGTTCGCGAACCCGAAGAACGCGCGAAAGCGGCGCGGCGCCGCGAACAGATTGCCATTGCCGCATTGGCGACGTTGAAGTTCGAACTGATCGACAACACCCGTCTCGGCTACGAGGGTGCGGTCGCCCGCGTAGCACGCGATGCAGTCGCAATCGCTGACGCGCTGATCGCGCGTCTCGACAAATAACCCCTATTCCACCGAAGGAGCCACACCCATGAAAGTCAAGCTCACCAACGTCCGTATCGCCTTCATCAACAACCTGCGCACGGCCGCAGAATTCGAAGCCGGTGACGGCAAGTTCCGCTACAGCGCGACGTTCCTCGTCGAGAAAGGCAGCGAGAACGACAAGGCGATCGAGGCAGCAATCCAGGCGGTCGCGGCCGAAGGCTGGCCGAAGAAAGGCCCGGCAATGGTCGAAAGCTTCCGCACCAATTCGAACAAGTTCTGCTACCAGAACGGCGACCTGAAGGACTTCGACGGCTTCGAGGGCCACAACTACATCGCCGCGCACCGCAAGCGCGACGACGGCCGCCCGTTGCTGCTCGACAACGTCGCGGATCCGGACACCAACAAGCCCGCGCGCCTCGTCGATTCGAATGGCGAATGGCTCGCCGGCAAGGAAGGCCGCATCTACGCCGGCTGCTACGTGAACGCGACGATCGACATTTACGCGCAGACGAAGACCAACCCGGGCATCCGCTGCGGCCTGATGGGCGTGCAGTTCCACGCAGCCGGCGACAGCTTCTCGGGCGCGAGCCGCGCGAACGAAGACGACTTCGAGGCAGCCGCGCCGGCGGACACCGAGGACGAACTCGGCTAAATGCAGCCCCGGGCCTCGCGCCCGGGCGCCCTCTGATACGCGGGGCGCTCGTCTCCAGCCGTGGCCGGCGCCACGGCACAAAACCCTTTCTCGCTACCCGTCGTCGCCCGCAGGTCAGCCGCACGGCGACGGCATGCGCAAACCGCGAGCGCTGAAATCAGACAGCGGAAAGATCGGGACGCCGGACCTTCGCACTACTTATCAGGAGATCGACGTGAACAACGGAACCACTGTTCTATGGGATGGCGCACCACTGCTGCCGCCGATCGGCGCGTTGGTCCTGATCGAACACGGCCGCGACGACAAGGACCACGTCTGCGTCGTGACCGGCTACGAGGTGCACCCGAGTTTGCGCGGTAACGACCACCGTGTTTTCGTGAATCTCGTTTATCGAGGCACGGCCACGCAGAACCAGCGGTTGCTCAACGATCTGCGGCCACTGACGAAAGCCCGATCGATTGCCGCGAAATGAGCGTCATCCTGCCGCGCCGGCGTGTGCACATCCGCTGCAGTCGGGAGAAGTGCAAACGGCGCTTCACGCTGCCGAAGCACCCCGACGAGTACGTGCGCGGATGGAAGTGCACCGGCTGCGGCGGGACGAAGTTTCGCGTGATCAAGAACCGAGCGAAAGAAGCCTGCGCGACCGAGTGCCAGTGCGGCGCATTCATCTGGACGGGCTCGACCGGACGCTACGAATGCACGAAGCACCGGCGCGGCACGGTCGGCTGTTTCTTCCGGCGCAACGGCGAGGAGCGCAAGCCGGGCGACCCCGACTACCTGGACCCGAACTATGAACCCGAAACAGCAGATGCCGCTTGACCTGCACGGCGGCCATCACGTCGGCCCGCTGTTCGTGCCCGTGAAGCGCCGCGCGCCGATCCTGCGCACGAGCCGGATGCACGGCGCCCGCCGGCGCGCACGCGAGCGTCGCGCGACCCCGGCGTGGGCGAACCTCGCGGCTATCCGCGCGCTGTACGCGGCGGCCGAGGCGCGCACGCGCGAAACCGGCGAGCAGCACACCGTCGATCACATCGTGCCGCTCGACGGGAAACTGGTGTGCGGGCTGCACGTGCACTGGAACATGCGCGTCACGCACTGGCGCGAGAACGCGGTTAAAGCCTGGCACACGTGGCCGGATATGCCGTTCGAGCAGATCGCCCTTTTCTAACAACCCGTAGGCTGTATCTGACGGATACAGCCTATCGCCTGTACAGGATTGCTCTGATGGAATTCGAACTGTTCACCGGCGACTGCATCGACGTGATGCGCGCCCTGCCGGCGGCGTCCTTCGACGCGATCATAACCGACCCGCCGTACGGCGAGACGTCGCTCGATTGGGATCGGCACGTCGCCGAATGGACGGTAGAGGCCGCGCGGCTGCTAAAGCCGACCGGCTCGCTGTGGTGCTTCGGCTCGCTGCGCTTTTTCATGGAGCGCGCGAAAGACTTCGCTGACTGGACGATCGCGCAGGACACCGTATGGGAGAAGCACAACGGTACGAACATGTTCAACGATCGGTTTCGTCGTGTTCACGAGCACGCGATTCACGCTTACCGCGGCGCGTGGCGCGACGTCTACAAGAAACCGCTGTTCACGCACGACGCCCGCGCGCGCGTCGTCCGCCGAAAGGTACGCCCCGCGCAATGGGGTGACATCGGCGCAGCGTCGTATGCGTCCGTCGACGGCGGCCCGCGGCTGATGCGATCGGTCATGTTCTGCCGCTCGATGCATGGTAGCGCCGTGCACCCTACGCAGAAGCCTGTCGAGGTTGTCGCACCGCTCATCGAATATTCCTGCCCGCCGGGCGGCCGCGTGCTTGATCCGTTTATGGGCAGCGGCACGACCGGCGTAGCGGCGGCGCAGCTTGGTTGCGACTTCGTCGGCATCGAGCTGCGCGCGGACTTCGTCGCGATCGCTGGCGAGCGCATCGCCCACGCTTACGGACTGGACCTCGCATGACAGGTGCCTACTACAACGAGATCGATCCGCATGCCGCTCAGTGGCTGCGCAACCTGATCGCCGCCGGCCACATCGCGCCCGGCGACGTCGACGAACGGAGTATCGAGGATGTCCAACCTGATGACCTGCGCGGATACAGCCAGTGCCATTTCTTCGCCGGCATCGGCGTGTGGTCCTACGCATTGCGGCGCGCCGGCTGGGCCGACGACCGTCCCGTGTGGACAGGCTCCTGTCCGTGCCAACCTTTCTCCGCGGCAGGCAAAGGAGCTGGGTTTGATGACGAGCGGCACCTGTGGCCTGCGTGGTACTGGCTCATCGGCGAGTGCCGCCCTCCAGTCATCTTTGGAGAGCAAGTTGCGAGCTCGGCTGTCGAGCCTTGGATCGACCTTGTACACGCTGACATGGAAGCGCTGGACTACCCCTTCGGGTGTGTCCCGTTTCCGTCTGCGGGCGTCGGCGCCCCGCACATCCGCGACCGCGCGTACTGGATGGCCTACGCCGACCACGCGCGATCACAAGGACGGCGCGGAATGCGCGAACGTGCCGCTGAACGCTCTACTCGGTCGGGTGGCGTGGCTGGCCGGCTGGCCGACGCCGGTCGTCAACGATTCGAGCAACACGCGCAATGCGACCGCGAACCGCTCGCCAGATGCGAAGCCGGCGCACTCAGGGATGACGCTTCTGGACGCGGCGACGTTTGCGGGCTGGCCGACACCAGCGGCAGCGGACGGCTCGGGCGGCAAGGGATTCCGGCCAGGTGTTTCGATGACGGGTCGCATGCCAGACGGATCGAAAGTCACGATGGATCTGTCGGCTGCGACGAAGCTCGCATTTCACGAGTTGAGCCAGCCTGCCCGACTAACGGCGTCTGGCGAGATGCTGACTGGCTGCTCTGCCGGGATGGAAAGTGGCGGCCAGTTGAACCCGGCACATTCCCGCTGGTTGATGGGGCTCCCTCGCGAGTGGGACGACTGCGCGCCTACGGCAACGCGATCAACGCCGAAGCGGCAACCGCGTTCATCGAAGCCAGCTGCGCCGCGCTCGGCGACTACGACCTTTGCTGACGACGGAGCGGATCTCGCATGAAGCTCTGGCTCGACACCGAAACGTATAGCCCCACCCCGCTGAAGCACGGCACGCACCGCTATGCCGAACAGGTCGAGGTAATGATCTGGACGTGGGCCATCGACGACGGCCCGGTCGGCACGTGGGATAAGACCACTGGCGCACCGATGCCGGCTGAACTCGACATGGCGATCGACGAGGCCGACGAACACTGGTGGCAGAACGGCGGCATGTTCGATCGCGTCGTGCTGTCGCACGCCGAGCCCGAGATCTACGCGCGCATGCCCGAGGAAAAGTGGCGCGACACGATGGTGCAGGCGTACGCGCACGGGCTGCCCGGCGCGCTCGCCCTGCTCTGCGAGATCTTCAACGTGCCGACCGACCAGGCGAAGGATAAGGAAGGGGCGCAACTGATCCAGTTGTTCTGCAAGCCGCGGCCCGCGTTCAGCGAGCTGCGCCGCGCCACGCGCGAGACACACCCCGAGCAGTGGGCGAAGTTCCTCGACTACGCTGGCCGCGACATTACCGCGATGCGCGCCGTGCACAAGGCGATGCCGCGCTGGAACTACCCGAACAACGCGGCCGAGCTGGCGCTCTGGCACCAGGATCAGCGCATCAACATGCGTGGCATGCAGATGGACGTCGAGCTCGCCGAGGCCGCGGTGCGTGCGATCGATCGTGCGCAGAAGGATCTCGCTGCGCGCACGGTCGAGCTCACCGACGGCGAAGTCGCGAAGGCCACGCAACGCGACAAGCTGCTGGCGCACCTGCTCGCCGAGTATGGCGTCGACCTGCCCGACATGAAGAAGTCGACGCTCGAGCGCCGCATCAACGATCCCGACCTGCCCGACCCGCTGCGCGAACTGCTGGCGATCCGGCTCGAAGCGACGATGACGAGCTCATCGAAATACAAAACCCTGCTGCGCGGCGTGTCGGCCGACGGCCGGCTGCGCGGCCTCATGCAGTTCTGCGGCGCTGCGCGCACGGGCCGCGTCGCGCACCGGCTCTACCAGCCCGGCAACATGCCCCGCCCTGACGTCGGCCTGATGGCGCGCGAACTCGGGCTGCCGAAGTTCTCCGACGGCGACGCCGAGCGATACACCGAACTCGGCATCGAGGCGTTGAAAAACGGCTCGGCCGATCTCGTGTTCGAGAACGTCATCGGCCTGACGGCGAACGTCGTGCGCGGCACGATCATCGCGCCGGACGGCAAGAAGCTGTGCGTGTCCGACCTTTCGAACATCGAGGGGCGCGACGCGGCGTGGCTCGCCGGCGAGAAGTGGAAGCTGCAGGCGTTCCGCGACTACGACGCGGGCACCGGGCCCGACTTGTACAAGCTGGCCTACGCGCGCTCGTTCGGCGTCGACATCGCCGAGGTGACGAAGGAGCGCCGCCAGCTCGGCAAGGTGCAGGAACTCGCGCTCGCATACGAGGGCGGCGTCGGCGCGTTCGTCACGTTCACGATGACGTACAAGATGGATCTCGACGATATCCGCACGGCCGTGTTCGCGGCGCTCGACACCGTCGACCCGGAGATCGTGCGCGGCGCGCGCGGCATGTGGGATTGGGCCGTGAAGAAGCGCCGCACGCTCGGCCTGCCGCAGGACGTATTCATCGCCTGCGACATCCTCAAACGCGCATGGCGCGCCGCGCATCCGCAGATCTCAAGCTATTGGGGCGAACTGCGCGACGCGGCGGTGCTCGCGATCAGCTCGCCGGGCAGGACCGTGCACGCGCGGCGCGTGATCATGCGGCGCGATGGCGAGTGGCTGCGCGTGCAGCTACCGAGCAAGCGCCAGCTCTGCTATCTCGCGCCGCGCGTCAGCGACGACGGCGAGATCAGCTACATGGGTGTGAACCAGTACACCCGGAAGTGGCAGCGCACGAAGACCTACGGCGGGAAGATCTTCGAGAACCTGTGCCAGGCCGTCGCGCGCGACGTGCTGTTCTACAACGCGCCTGCCGTCGAGGCCGCCGGCTACGACATCGTGCTGTCGATCCACGACGAGCTGATTACAGAAGCGCCTGACACGGACGACTATTCGGCCGACGAACTGTCGGGCCTGATCGCGACCGCGCCGGCGTGGGCCGAAGGCATGCCGCTGGCCGCCGCCGGGTTCTCTGCGTACCGCTACAAGAAGGATTGATCATGGGCGAAATTGCAGACGAACACCTCGACCGCATGTTCGATCGGATGTTCGACGACGAGGACAGCTTTTTCACCGGTCCCGGCCCGTTCCGGCGGGGCTTCGACCGTACGTGCGACCGCTGCGGCAAGGCCGGCTTGAAGTGGCGCGAAGACGATACCGGCTGGCGTCTGTACGAGCGCGAACGCGGCGACCTAAACCAGTGCCTGCGGCACGAATGCAACCCTCCGTCGGAAGATGATTTCGACGTCATCGACCCCGCCGAAAATTCTCGTTGTTAGGCATTGCTGTACGTTCGCGTTAGGTGTATTGTACAGTTACACTTAACACGAACGGAGAACGGCGTGCAGACCATCCACTTCACCATCGCGCAGCTCAAGGCCGCGCAAATCCTCGCAGCACATCAAGACATCCGCTACTACCTCAACGGCGTGTTCATCGAGGCAACGCCGTTCGAAACCCGGCTCGTCGCAACCGACGGTCACAAGGCGGGTGTTTTCCGATACGCAGTCGAGAACGATGTTTCGGACGGCGCAACGGCCGAGGTGATCATTCCGCACGACGCCATCGATAAGCTCAAGGTGGCTAAAAGCGACCTGACGGCAGTCGTACGCCTCGAGGTGGACGATCGCCAGTGTGCGCTGTGTGTCGACGCAATGAGCGCGCGCATCCAATTCGTCGCAGTCGACGGTCGCTATCCCGACTACCGGCGCATCTTCCCGAAAACGATGTCTGGCGTTCCGGGCCAGTACCGCGCCGATCTGCTGATGGATTTCGCGAAAGCCGCGAAGCTGCTGATCAAAAAGTCGCCGGCAGTGATGCCGCGACTCACCTACGACGGCAACTGCGCACGCGTGTCGTTCGACGATTACGACGACTTCGCAGGCGTGGTGATGGGGTGGCAAATCCCCGCTGCGTCGAAGACGCGCCCGGCCGATACGAGCTGGATCTAAGGAGACGGCCATGCTCGAGAAGACCGTCGAAACCTACCTCGTCGACCGTGTCCGCGCAGCGGGCGGCGGCGCCTACAAATTCAGCAGCCCCGCGCGAGTGAGCGTGCCCGACCGCATCGTCGTGTTCCCGCCGGCGCGCATCTACTTCGTCGAGTTGAAGCGGCCCGGCGGCAAGCCGACGCGGGGCCAGATGCGCGAGCACGAGCGCCTGCGCGCGCTCGGCTGCGACGTGCGCGTGATCGACAGCCGCGAAGCTGTCGACGCGTTCGTGCGCGAAGTCAGCGCGGCGCCCGCGCTAACGCAGGGCGGCCATTGCGAACGCGCCGGCGGTTGCGTATGCGGCGGCGATCTGCCGCGCGTGCGCGAGGGTTGTTCGGAGTGGGTGAAGGCTGGCAACGCCCCGCGCGCGCCGTGGCCAGTGCTCGAACCGCTGCACCTCGAAGCGATCGTGTTCGCCTACAACGAGGGCTATTCGAAGGCGTATGACGGCCGCACGTTCCCGAATCCGTTTGCTGAATCAGGATCTCAGGCCGCCGCCTGGGTGCTCGGCACGCGCGATGGCAAGGACGCCCGTGCGCAGCGAGGTGTCGCGTGAAAGCCGCAATCTACGCCCTCGCCTGCGTCGGTGCGTTCGTCATGACGCTGGCCCTTGCTGGCGCGCTCGGCATCGGCAACTTCCGTCTGTACTACGGCCTGACCGCCGTCGAATTCTGCGCGGCGGGGTACGGCACGTGATGCAGACGATCAAACCCCGCGCGCGGCAGCTCAGCGCCGGCAACTGGTACGTGACGGACCGCCGCGGCATCGCCGCTTTCGACGACACGCTCGACGGCGCGCTCGCGCTGTACTTCCGTTGCGTGTTGCACGTCGCGACGGAGCCGCGCCCATGACCGCCCGCCGCAAGTTCATCCCGTGGGAGTATCAGGGCCCCATCATCGAGCACGAGCAGGAGATCGAGCGGTCGAACGTGTGGGCTGGCATGGGCCTCGGCAAGACGGGCAGCACGCTCACGGCGCTCGAATCGCTCTACCACTTCGGGATCGAGACGATGCCGACGCTCGTGTGCGCGCCGCTGCGTGTCGCTCAGTCGACCTGGCCGGACGAGTGCGAGAAGTGGGAACACCTGTCCGGCATGGAAGTGGTGCCGATCCTCGGCGATCCGGCGCGCCGCGCGATGCAGCTGCGCCGCGACGCGCCTGTGTTCTCGATCAACTACGAGAACATCCCCTGGCTGATCGACTGGTTCAAGCACAACCCACGCCCGTGGCCGTTCGGCACGGTCGTGGCCGACGAGTCGACGAAGCTGAAGTCGACGCGCGTGTCGAACCAGCGCAGCACGAAGGGCAAGGATTTCGTGAAAAAGTCCGGCGGCAGCGTGCGCGGCCGTGCCCTCGCCGAAGTCGCGCACACGAAGGTGCGGCGATGGGTGAACCTCACCGGCACGCCGTCACCGAACGGGCTGCAGGATCTCTGGGGGCAGCAGTGGTTCGTCGACGGCGGCCAGCGGCTCGGGCGCAGCTACTCGGCGTTCGAGGAACGTTGGTTCCAGTCCGTGCCAAACGGCAACGGCTACCACCAGACGCGCCCGTTGCCGCATGCGCAGCCGCAGATTCAGGAAGCACTCGCCGACTGCACGATCTCGCTCGATCCGGCCGACTGGTTCGACCTGGACGAGCCGATCGTGCGCCCGGTCTACGTCGAGCTGCCGGCGGCCGCGCGGCGGCTGTACCGTGACATGGAACGCCAGATGTTCATGGAGATCGACGACAGCCCGATCGAGGCCATGAACGCCGCGAGCAAGACGATGAAGTGCCTGCAGCTCGCGAACGGCGCCGTCTACAAGCAGGAAGACGACGGCCACGACACCGCGCCGTGGCACGAGGTGCACGACCTGAAGCTGCAGGCGCTCGAAGAGATCGTCGAGGAAGCGGCCGGCATGCCGGTGCTCGTCGCCTACCACTTCAAGTCGGATCTCGCGCGGCTGCAGCGCGCGTTCCCGCGCGGGCGGCAGCTCGACCACAACCCGCAGACAATCCGCGACTGGAACGCCGGCAAGATCCCCGTGATGTTCGCGCACCCCGCCAGCGCCGGCCACGGCCTGAACCTGCAGGACGGCGGCAACATCCTCGCGGTCTTCGGCCACTGGTGGAACCTCGAGGAATACATGCAGATCGTCGAGCGGATCGGCCCCGTGCGCCAGCTGCAGGCCGGGCACCGCCGCCCCGTTTTCATCTACCCGATCATCGCGCGCGACACGATCGACGAGGACGTCGTCGAGCGCCGCGAAACGAAGCGCGCCGTGCAGGACATCCTGCTCGACGCCATGAAACGCCGCGCCGGCCGTTGACCGCGCGCAGACCAGGAGCAACCACCATGCACACGCCCCTTCAATCCCCGCCGACACCGACGCCGCCCGTGAAGCTTTACCGCGTCGCCGAGGTGTCGAAGATGCTCGGCGTCTGCCGGGCCACCGTCTACAATCTGGTGCGCGACGGCAAGCTCACGCTCGTGAAGATTGGCAAGCGTTCGAGCGGCATCACGTCGACCAGTTTGGACGCGCTTGTGTCGCGCCCGAACAACACAAATTGAATCGGGTAGCTAGATGGGTAGTCAAAACCGGATTTCAGCTACCCATCGCCAGCAAACCCGCGCCGGATAAGGCGAAGAGGATTTAATGAAGATTGCCACCTGGAACGTCAACTCGCTCAACGTCCGCAAGCAGCACGTGCTCGACTGGCTCGCGCAAAGCGGGACCGACGTGCTGTGCCTGCAGGAACTGAAGCTGCCGGACGAGAAATACCCGCGCGCCGATCTGGAAGCAGCCGGCTACCGCAGCTGGTTCACGGGTCAGAAGACCTACAACGGCGTCGCGATCCTCGTGCGCGACACGCTCGCCGTCGACGAATCGGACGTCGTGCGCAACATCCCCGGTTTCGAGGACCCGCAGCAGCGTGTCGTTGCGGTGACGGTCGACGGCGTGCGCATCGTGTCCGCATATTTCCCGAACGGCCAGGCTCCCGACTCCGACAAGTTCGTCTACAAGATGCAGTGGCTCGATGCGCTGCAGGCGTGGCTGGGCACCGAGATGCAGCGCCATCCGAAACTCGCGCTGCTCGGCGACTTCAACATCGCGCCCGAAGATCGCGACGTGCACGACCCGGCGAAATGGGAAGGCCAGAACCTCGTGTCGCCGCAGGAGCGCGCGCACTTCGCGAAGCTGATCGAGCTCGGCTTCGTCGATGCGTTCCGTCGCTTCGAGCAACCCGAGAAGACCTTCACGTGGTGGGACTACCGGATGTTCGCGTTCCGCCGCAACGCGGGGCTGCGCATCGACCACATCCTGCTGTCGCCGGCGCTCGCCGAAACCTGCGCGTCGTGCGAGGTCGACCGCGTGCCGCGCACGTGGGAACAGCCGTCCGATCACACGCCCGTCGTCGCGATCGTCGGCTAA